GTAATGCGCATTGCCATATATGTACGGGTAAGTACATTGGATCAGGCCAGGGAGGGTTACTCCCTGGCCGCCCAGCGCAAAACGCTGGAGGCGTGGATTAAAGATAACGGACATAAATTGGTGGCCGTGTATGAGGACGCAGGTATCAGCGCCAAAGATATCGATCACCGACCAGCCATGCGACAGCTACTGGATGACGCGAAAAAACGAGATTTCGACGTCGTGCTGTTTTGGGCGCTAAGCAGATTTACACGGTCTATACCAGACCTATACCACAGCATCGACCATCTCGAAAAATACGGCATCACAATCAAGAGCTATACTGAGCCATTTGATACCTGTAGCGTTTTTGGGAGATTTGTGGTTGGGCTGCTCGGATTGATAGCGGTCCTTGAGCGCGAGATTACCGCCGAGAGGGTCAAGGCGTCCATGATGGAACGAGCTGCGCAGGGCAAGCGCACATGCAACGAGGTGTTGGGTTATGATCTGAACGGCCCTGACGGTCTTCGGATCAACGAGGCAGAGGCCGAGCGCGTCCGGTACATATACGATCGATACCTGGAGTATCGTAACCTATCTGCAGTTGCAGAGCTATGCACCCTTAAGGGATATTGTGGCAAGCGTGGACGAGTATTTAAGGCGCAGCATATCAAGACAATACTAACCCGCCCCGTCTATGCTGGATACAATACCTATTGCGGCGACATTTACAAGGGCACGCACGATCCTATTATAAGCGAGGCCATATACAATCGAGTCCAGCGAGCGCTAGGTGAAAAATGCCTCCGATCAAAAAATAAAAAAGCCGGGACCACTCGTTTTTGAGTGATCCCGGCCTCTCTTCGCCCGGCGTCCCGGAGTATTTGATCCCCTGACTTCGTCCGCGCCCTGATTGTGGGCCGACTACTTGGCAGGCGATGTTAAGCAAAATAGGGCCGGTGCAGGCACCGTGCCCCGCAAAAGCCATCGCTTTTGTTCCTCGGTGCTATTATAGCACATATCCCGTTGGTTTTAAAGGGGTCGAAATCGACCAGTTTAAACTGTATCGAATTCGATACAGTTAAGCTATCCCTCGGATTTGCCGAGCTGCTTAACGAGCTGGTTGCCGTACACCGCCGCGCCGGTTACAAGAATGCCCTGAATCACCGCGTCCACGGTGGGGCCCATGATCGCCAAGGCCCCGCCCACACCAAATACCAGCAGGATCAGCGGGATAAACTTATCCGGGATCACCTCGATATGTTTGACAATAGCCCCGATGATGACCAGGGCCGGGATCAGGACCAGGGCGTTGTCGATAATATAGCTCAAGATTTCCATTTCTCCATCTCCTCTATTTATGATAGTCTTCCAGATCCGCTACTCGATGATTGATTACTTTGATCTGTTCCTCCACCACCGGCATCCGCCGGGCAAATCCATTATGTTCCCGTACCTCTCGGGTCAGCTCGTCAAGCTTGGTGTCGGTTACGGCC